GCTTATTCCACTTGGTGAGGATAAATCCTCTCCACCGACTTTCAAAAATCGAGGTCGGGAAAAGGCCTAGTTAAAACCAAGGCCCAAGATCGTACCACTGTTGTACCAGGCTATTAGCAACTTTGGATCGCAACCTTCCGTTTAGAGGAACAGAGTTATATCCCTCGACGGTTGAGAAGTGACCCATCATCGCTATCGCTTTAAGCCTGACATCGGGATCCCAAAGCTCCATTTCTGAAGCCTTGCGGAGGAACGATGCTACCATAGCCCGATCACGATAATCTACATGATCGTATTCTGGTAGACGCCATAAAGCGGCTAGAAGATAGCCGTTCGTCTCATCGTAGTAAGTTTTACTTACTTCCACCAAGTTTCGAACACGGAAACCTTCTAATCCGTGTCGAGCTCGGCTGGGGGTGGCCTCATCAAAGTTTGAAATGAAACCACCATCACCTAGCGTCGTTGGAATTCGAAGGCGTAAAGCCTCCGGTACCACGTGCACTAGGCGTTCAAATAACCGTTTGAAGATTCGATCACAACCGAGCATTTCTACTCGGCGGTGGGCTTGTCGTCTTACGGCATTTGCCAGGCGGTAAACCGCTGGAATCGACTTGACTCTATCTTTAAGATAGATAGGCTTAACGTCCCAACCAGAGAAGTAATGGGCTCCACAACTCTCCCTAAACGGCGAGTCAAAATGACTCTTTTTCACGTTTAGACGAAAGCCATAAAAGTCCAGCATCTCAGAGAAAAGCTCGAAGCATGCACACGGGAGAATAACATCATCTCCATAAGTGCTCACGTCGGTAGAACTGACGTGCAGATATTCTGCGCAACAAACAGCTACCGCGTAGAATATCAAAGACTCAAGTTGAAAAGTGAAGCCGTTCCCCATACTGGAGAACTTCTCCCACTTGACTAATGAGTTGCCAAGAGCCCCGAAATGTGATCGACTAGCATCCATCAAATGGAACCACCGCGAGGGTAATAAACTCTCAACGACGGACCCAGCAATGGAATCACTTGCAGAGGACAGGTCAACAGTCGCTAGGTCGCCGGTTATACTGGCAACTCTAGCGAGTTGTTGATTCCGATTCTGAAAGCGCAAGTCGACCCCATAACGAAGTAATCGTTTACCAACCATTTCGCCAATAGATTTTTGGAACCAAAGATTGATTCCAGGTTCCACGGCGATAACTCGGTTGGTAGACGCGTCCTTCGCTACAGTGATCACCTTATTCCCTACCTGGAAGTTAGGGTAACCCACCAGGTTAAGCTGTCTAGCCCACAGAGGATAAACTTCCTCCATGAGCGACAGTGGGATAAGGCTGTACAGATCACGCGTTATTCCAGTTTCACACTGGAACTTTTTGACTGAGCTGGCATCTCGACGTTTTATCAACGTAGAGGCACCAGGACCCCAGTCCGGCATCGAAAAGAATTCTTCCGCACTAAAGTCGCCCAGGATCTTAGCAATTTTACGAATGACTGCGTTATGCAGCCACACGGCACGGCCCTTGAATTTAGGGTCGAGCGCTAAGTTCCGAAAACGACCGTTAGTCTGCTTACAAAGAAGTTCGAATTCTCTGAACTTCTTCAACGCCACCTCGTCCAAATCCAAGTTCATAGCAAAAGCTTTATACTTGGACAAGAACTTGGTGGCGGCATAAGCATCCCGACAAGACTCCATCGTTAGATAGAGTCTAGGGTCGAACTCGACGCCCACCAACTGTTCAAACTCCTTATTTCTAAAGAGAGTGAGAATTGTAAGGGCACGAGGACAATCCAGGGCGGTAAGGTACTCTTCGATTGCCTGGGAAGTTAATTCCTCAGGTACGCGAAATCTCGTCAGTCCTTTAAGGAACTGAGAGCCATACTTCTTTGAAGACATGGCTACCTCCAGGAGTCGTTGCTAGAACGCGACTATGTCACCACTACTGATGTCATCCGCCAGCACCCGTTTACAAGCGGGGCGCTGACAGAGAAACACCCATTCGTGGTTTGACACAAACCTTCCCGAAAGGATAGCCATGATAGTATGTACCAGCTTTTCGTGATCCCTTAGCCACTCTCTCTTTTCTGTCGCCCACGGCTTTTCGAGTACAGGGATTTGCTCTTTTACAAGCAAAGCCCCTCTCGACTCGCACATAAGCATCAGATAGAGGTGACCATAGGCACGTTTGTTGTATACAACTTTCATGGCAATCTCCTTTAAGGAAGTTAGTACACGTTCTCGAACGTCGTTACCGCGTTTTCGAGCGGAGAACCCGACAGATCTGTCGGAACCGCATCGGACGCGTTAATCGTACGTGCGAACATCGAGGCGACACGCGAAAAGAGCGTTTGACGCTCCAAAAGCGTGGACCTCTCTGGCAGCATAAACTCCATGACACACGTGCAGTCGTACGCCTTCGTCGGAGCTGGCTGAATGCCGCTCGCCGTTGACGGACTGGTCTGCTCGAGGGTCGGGAGGACGAGCTTGACCTGGACTTTGTAGATACGGCTTGCCTTGGTAGGCGGCCGCACCGACATCGTCAAGGCCGGGTAACCGATGGCGATTCCGCCAACTCGGTCAACCCACTTCGCGACACCTTGAGGGTTAATTCCCTCGGGGTTCAGTGTCGAGTCGACACCAACGGTTGCACTCGTGGTCAATCTGGCCAACGAGTGGTCGATGATGCCCGACAGCTTCACGGCAGCGATAGCTGACATGTGAAAGTACTCCTAAGTTAAACTTGGGACAAACGCTTAATCTTGCGTCAGAGGAAACTCTTAGGAAAGGAGCTACCCGTTAGGGTAGGAAAGCCTTTACTAACAACGCCAGCCCATTCTGCGCATGCACCACAGAAGCAAGTCCGTTCTTGAATGACGGGAGAGTCACCGTCGGGAAGCTTGTAAGCTTCGACCGATTTAGGAGAATCACCGTCCTCACACGGGCTGCTCGATGGCTTCTGAGCACAAATGGATTGATGTTGCTGAGTTTCGTGACGTTAAGCGTCAGGACCGTCGTGCTTCGAGTAAACAGGGTCTGGCTACCGTCCAAAAATTCTAGTCCATCCCAGGCACTTAAAGTCTCAAGGAAAGGACCAATGGGCAGAAACCAGTCTGCAACGAAGCTAAACGGAATAATTTCCCATGCAAGATTCACGGGATTTGTAAAACCAGTCTGAGCCATGTACGCCTTGAGCGAATTCGCGATCCTAAAATTGAGCTTCATCTTGCAGCGGGTCGTCGTGAAGGTAATTTCCTTCCCGGAACCAACTGAAGGTTCGGCCCAAAGGGGTCGCGTTATCTCACTCACTGCGTCGTGTGTCCCAGACTCACTCACCGTCTGAACAGCACCAGCGGCTCCTGTAAGGAGCTCCAGTGACTCAAAAGCCTCATGGATATCTTGAAGAAGTGGTTTCCAACCGTACTGCATAGCAAGCCAGTTATTGGCTATACCAGCAGAAGCGGTTGGTTGTGTAACGACGGGTTGTGAAACCCCGCCTTTACGATACCACTGCCCTTTACGATATCGAGGCCTTTGGTTACCGAATAAGGTCTTGACGGCCAAAGGTATGTTTCCACGCCTCAAAGCCATCAAGCTAGACGCGATCCGTCGGGAAGAATCTCCGACAAGCCTCAACGTCTGGCCTAATTGGGCGAAATCCTGCGCGAGATTTGCATTTATCCCGAGCTGGTTCTTCCCAATAAGCTTCCTTATGCAGTAGTTCCGAGCCTGCGGAAGATGCACAGGCTCTGGCGGTGACGAGTAATGAAGGCTGCCCCAGCTGACTAAAAGGTCGTAACGACCCTTATTTGGCCCCCCAATCGTTTGATTGAGTTCAACCAAAGTGTCAGTTGGTGTTTCCTCGATCCTCACAGTGTGCGGATTTACCGGTAACTGTGATTTTCTCAACTTGCCAAAATTAGGAGTTCGAACTCCAGACCACGTCCTCTGAAAGAGTAGGCGACTATTCGGCGACACATTTAAAGTGTAGCCGGTAGGTCCTTGCTCAGTCACTTGGAAGAAGCCTTTGAAGATCTGCTCCGGATTCGGGCGTAAAGTTGAGGATCTTGGAACCTTCACTCTCGGCGTTCTAAGGTAACCCTTTGAACGAGTAACCCTCCTGGATTTTTTCAGGACGGGCTGATATTGTGCGTTCGAACCAGAAAATAACACCGTCTTTTTACCATTTAGGTAAGTAGAACGGAAGTACATCCTGGTCGTAGCACGATAGGCAAAGCCGTTCTTCAAGAAAGAGTATTGAAAGTACTGTTTATCTCCATCTCGGCGATCAGCAAAGAAAGACACCTGCTCATTGAAGGTACTTAACCCCGAAAGGGGTTGTTCCCGACTAGACCAGACTGTCGAACCGTGCCGATTAACCAAGTGGAGACTAAAGTACTCCCCGTCCGCCTTCCATCGTAGGTCATTACCGATCCCAGCCAACAAACTGGAATACTCGGGATGCGCGGTGAGGTAGGGCGTGTACTTATCAACCATAGGGATCATCCCACGGTTGAAATACGACCATCCCAACGCTGTTGGGACTCGATTCTCTGCTAGGAATGTGGATAGCCACCCCGAAAAATTGCCGAATCCATTCCAACGAAAGCTTTTGGCCTTCGGAGGCTTGGAAATCGGTAACTATCACGGTGGTCATACACAATACTCCTAGTAGAGGTTATCGAGAGATGGCTAATTTACTTAGCCGTCAAAGACTCCTACCACAACGGGTGGCAGATGATGAGCTTCGGCACGTAGTTCCGGCAGCATTTAGTTCCTCATGCTGCAAGAATCGGGGTTTTACCCCCGTTGGGAAAACAGCTGTAAGCGGGTTATTCCCGCTTGGTTGTTTTCCTATACACGTGACGAGCATAGGACACTGCAATGAAGACCAAATGGATGACGGCCAAAATCGCCAAAACGGCGACAACGGCAATCATCATCACAATGGTCGACAAAAACAGTGTCGTTATCATCATTTGCTC